GCGTGTTTGTTTCTCAGGTATATCACCATTAGGTAATCTCCAATTAGTTACACCTCTACATATGTTGGTGTGATTGTAATGTGTGTCCGAAGTCACCCATACTTTTTTATCGTTTGATATCTTTAACATTACCCTCTGAAAAATTTAAAATCTTTATTATTGTATCTTCTATTTGGTGGTTCTATTCTTTCCCTTGCAGACCTAATCGCCTCATCTCTTTCTCTCATAGCTCGTTCTACTCGTGATATAGGTGGTGGAGGTGGAATGGTTCTTCCGTAATTTGGAATGCTTTGTCTATTAATTAATCCTAATGTTTGAAACCATCTTCTATGTCTCTCGTTACTTTCTCTTTCGTTTTTCGTTCTCTTATTCTCTCTTTCTATTTTTTTCATTTCTATATTATTATCCATAAGAATAAAAAACAAAAATGGACCTAAAAATACGGAAAGAAATATGGTTGGTGTTTTGAGATTACCTTCTTTGTAATGCCACCTTAAACAATATAAGGTAGACAATGTCCAAAAAAAACTAACAAAAAAAACAATTGGTTGAAATTTCACAAGATATATTTTATTATTAACAAAAATCATCTGATGATGAAACTCTTAGTCCATCCACAATTCTATCGTCATATTCAGGTTTATCAAAAAAGGAACCAACACCTTTAGATCTTTGTTGAATTCGATATATCTCATTAACAACCAATCCATTGGGTTCACCCCACTCAAGAGCCATTGTAATGAACTCCTCAACGTTTTGTTCCTCACCATATTCATCAACAACACGACCTGAACGAATATATTCTAATAGACTTTCTTTATCGTGGTAGTATTTGTCCTTATTAAAATTCCAACAGAATTTCCATCCGTGACTTCTCTTACCTAAATGAGTATTGGTATCCATTAAAAACATTTCCCAAGGTGAAAACCAGTCCCAATTTTTAGATGGACTAATGAATCTAAACCCACTTTCAATGTTAACAGGTGACAATTCGAGATTATTAACAAACCCAATTAAAGTCTGTTTACGAGTCTCCATTTCCTCGTTTGTAGGTACTCTGTAGTAGTTGGTGCTCATAGTTTAGTTAGTTACACTACAAAGATAGGTATTATTTTTGATATCACAAAATATCCCAATAAAAAACCCCTAAATTTCTTTAGGGGCTAGGCGATACACGTACGTGTGTCAATCTAAGGATACTATCCATAGATGGGCTTAATTATTTCTTTTTCAATCTATTATATAATATTTCAACATCTTCATTAACCGCACGTTTAGTGATGTCATATTGTTTGATGTTTGCATTTTTTAACGCTTCAATTGGTTTCATCTTCATAATGGTATCTCTTAACTCATCTAACGCCTCAATTAATGCGGATTTGATTGCTAAGTTGTCCATAATGGTATTTTCGTCATCAAATACTGTTTGAGTGTCAAATTCCGCTCTTTTTATAATTTGAATGTCTTTATCCAATTCTAATCCACCGTGGCGATAATCTTCTTGTAATTTTCTACCAAATTTAGTTCTTAATACAATAGTCCAAAGGAATGAACCATCAGATTTAACACCTTTGACAATTAAATCCATTCTAACTGTTACATCAAGATTCTCCTCATCTAAACCATACTTTTCCAACATATATGCTGGTGTTTTACCTTGGTATTCCTTTTTATTTTTCTTGGTTTCTTCCCAACGTCTATAGTCTAAATTAAACTGACGAGCTAAATGATATGATCTATATTGATCTTCAATTGGTTTACCGGTAATCCTTGCGGTTACAAATTGTAAGAACTCTTTAGATGATTTATATGAGTTAAACGTATGTGTTTGGTAATTAACTTGAGTGTTGTCTATTTTACCGTAAGCATCCAAGTGTTTTCTATCTCTAGCTCTGATTTCGGGAATACTTAATCTCTCCAATTTTTGTTGGATTTCCTCATTACCTAAGTAATGATCAATTAAACGATTCAAATCAATTTTAATATTTGTGGTTGCAGGTTTTTTAATTCCTGAATGTACATATTTGGTACCAAATTTAGCACTTCTTGGTTGACATTTAACGGCGTGAGCATCTTCATAACAAAGTTTATCTTCACCAATTCTCTCAAGAATTGCATTTAACATTTCTTGATTTTCCTCTATAAATGACTCAAGAGGTGAACCATTTAAATACATAATAACTCTCTCCTCACCTTCAATTTGATTTGGGTTTACTACCCAACCATCGGGAATATCTGTGTTATTATCGTCTTTAAAAATTGGTTTGAATTTACGAATTCTACCACCGTCGTCCTGAGTTCCTTTAGGTTTATACGCTAATTCGTCAACCTCGGTTTGTTGTTCTGAGATTACTTTAATTAAGTCTTTCTTTAAAATTTCTTTCATTTGAGTATACTTCTATATCTATATAAATACTTAGATTATTGTAATTAGAACCCAGTATTCTATTTAGTAGTTATTGTTATAGAATTGTCTGATTTTTGCACCTAACTCCATATCGTTTGGGTAATCTTTAATTAAGTGTTCAGGAATGGTAATGTGGTTTCTATTTGATTGGTTACCTTTTTGGTAACATTCAATACATAGTTGACCAGCACCTTCAACATAACAATCTCTAAAATCTACGTGTGTGTTCACATCTACCGTGGTTTCTTTACCACATAAAATACAAATTTCATTTGGCATAATATAAGTTTTATAACTAAAATAAATAATTTATTGGTAAAATACAACAAATTATTGTTTTTTTTATAAAATTAAACCAAGTTTGTTTGATCATAATCTCTAAAAAACTTCTGAAGTGCACCCATTACTTTATCTCCCGTTCTTCTAATTAAAGTTGTAACGTGAGGTTTGTCTGATGTCCATTGTTTTCTAGTGTCAATGGCAATTTTTAGTAATTCTTTAGGGTCAGTTGTCCCTTGGTCGACAGCCTCATTAATCTCACGTGCAAATTTTTGGAACCATCCCTCACCGTTATATGTTGCATAAAGAAAGTTAAAAGTTAATCCCGCATCACCATTAACAATTTTTCTGGCTTCAGGTGTAAAGAATCTACTTTTATTTGATTCATTCTTTTGATTAATCATTTGAGCACTAAGATCAATTAACTTATTTTTAAGTGATGGGTTATCATCTAAATCGTACATATATTCCCATTTTTCTGATGCGTTTTCCGCATCCAATAGATTAAAGAATTCTTTACCTGCACTAGTTTTTTCCCAACCTCCATTAATTCTATCTATACCAAATAATGTTTCTGTTGATGTTCCGAATAGTTTAAATTTCTGAGGATTCTTTTCTTTCATTTTAGGGTGATAGTATCCACCTTCAATATATGATACGATAACTTTTACCATCTCCCTAATCTCTTCTGGTGATGTTACAATTATCTGCATTTGGTCAACATATTTAGATAACATCTCAGGTGTAACTTTACCTTTTACATCGTTAAGTAATGACTTAGCTAACTCAGGTGTAATAGTTTCTTTACCTTCAATTTTATTATTGTCGGATTTGGTGATTGGTGTTGTTGAGGTAGTGGTGGTAATTGGTTCGGTTGGTTTGTTGTTAGTTGGTTGTGTGTTATCCGAATCTGGGTCCATCATTATTGATGAAATTGCAGAACCTCCACCTATGGTAACCGCAACGAAGTTAAATAACTCCTTCATTTTATCAATATTACCACTAACATCTAAACCTTTACCTAATTTTTTACCTTCATAAGTACCTGGAAACATTCGATAGTGAAAACTATTATTCTTATGTACATCTTCCAAGTTGTTATCACTAAATGGATTTTCACCCGCGTGTAAACCCAATGACTGAGCCATCTTAATAACTGCTAATGCTGTCTCGGGAGTAGTGAAACCAAAGTGAATGTGTGTATCGTGATTATCCCATTTAAGACCATCTTGTTTATTGCCTGCATCTACACCCCAAGGCATCTTATTCCAAACCATTTCATCAATACCCGGTATATCACCTTCGTTTAATGATTGGGCATCAGTAATTTCATCACTGATGTTATTTAATTTTTTATATTCTTTTACAGCCTTAGCAGTTTCGGGACCAAAGAACCCATCGATACCGTGTTTAGGTAATGGGTTTTTTGGTTCCATTGCAATTGATAATGCAATTTGGATAGTTTCTACTTCTTTTTGAAAAGTCATTGTACCATACTCTTGTTGTTCAAGTGTACGATTAATTCCCTCTAATGTATTTAAAAATTCAGAGACTTTTTCAGTCACTTTGTCGGCCTTTGTCGGTTCATCAATTTTCTCTGGATTAGGTTTTGATACGATAGTATCTATGACATCTTCCTTAATTAAAGATTTACCATAAATTAGTCGATGGATTCGTTTCAAATCCTCATTTAAATTCTTCCTCATATTAATATAAATATCAAGAAGTTATGTAATTTGATGTTTATCGTTTTCGTTTTCATTATCACTCCCCCAATTAAGAAAATCGTCACCCTTGTAGTCCGGATGGTTCTCCTTCATATAATTTATACCAACTACCCATCTCCAAGAGATAAATCCAATTACAATAAACATTACACTAAATAAAATTACGTATTCCATTATAATAGATATTTTAAAATGTTCTCTTTAATTCCTAATTGCTTGATACCCTCAATTCCACTAGGTGTTAACACAAAGTTAGTTAAACCCCAATCCATTTCCAAATCACCCCACGTTTCATTTGTTTGAAGAATACCCATATTAAGGTCGTCAACCGCAACCCAATGGGTGATTTCAGGATTATCTTTTAAATATTGTTTAATCTCCAAAGAACGAGATTGTTCTAAGTCGTACGTTCTTGACCAAGGAAAATTTTGTGGGACTTCACAGTCTTGTAAGAACTTGGTAAAACCGATTGGTTTCTTTTTAAGTCCTTGTGACTCATAATATTCACCCATCTCCTCAACAGTGGCCCATCTTTTCCAATCAGATGAGACAACGATTTCAACGCTAGTTTCTTCCAGTATTTCATTTAATATATCGATTGCTTTCTTATTAAAATTATCAAATCGTGCAACAACAGGTAATGAATTAACTGATTGACTTAACTTACGTCCTGCTTTTTTTTGTTTCTTGAATCTACCTCCCCATTCGGTTGATAAACAAATCACCCCGTCGTGATCTAAAAATATTACCTTCATTTAAAATTTCTTAAAGTTTTTTCTAAATTCTTTTTCATAAACTTTTAATTCCTTTGTCTCCATCCCATTGTATAAACCAGTAGACATAAACGCTTGAATCTCATCATCAATTATTTTCTTATCATTAACATAACCCATCTTGATAAGTTTCTTCTTTAACTTTTCGTAATGGGTTGGTTTAATGTTTTTAATTAAGTTGGTGACATTTTTTTTATATTCTTTATTTGTAAAATATAATCCGTGTGCAATTTCGTGGTTAGTTGTTCCTTTATCTTTAGTACTCGCACCAATCAAATACCAATCACATCTTGTGTTGTTATTTTTATTTTGTGAATCAATTGAACAATAAAAATAAATGTTATTCATAACAACATCATATTCGGTATCTTTATTGAATATATTGTTCGCCCTATCCATTACGTTACTTGGTATATTATATCCTGACCAATCATCTGGATATGTAAAAGTTTTTTTCTTCCATACTGTTTTATAGAATCTCATATACTCCATCCAAGTAAATGATTTACCTCTGAATTTCTTATATGGTGATTCGTAGAACTCTTGGTATCGACAGAACAACATTGCTCTATCGTAATCATCATCTATTTCAACACAATAAATAAACGGTCTTATTTCTTTTACTTTACCCTTAACTAATGGGTGTTTAATATTCATAAATTAAATTTTACTCACTTACCGCTCTACCTTTTAGTTCTTTCCAATCTTGTTCAGGTCGTACTCTTAAATTTGTTTCCCACGCACCCTCTAATGTATTCATCTGTACACCATACTCTTGACTAAATTCGATAATGGCGTTGATATCTTTTGGGAAACACGTACCACCAAATCCACGTTTACCATCGTGACCTGGTACTGATGTGTGTGAGTTACCGATACGAGGGTCCGAAACAAATCCCTCAACTATTTCATTCCAATTACCACCAACCTTCATTACTAAATCGTAGAACTCATTCATAAATGATGTCTTAACTGTTAAGAAGTTATTTGACATATACTTCACAAACTCAGCCGAGTTAGTATCTGTTTGAACATAATGTTTCTTACCGAATCGTGACTCGAATAACTCTTGTACTTTTTGTGTTAACTCTAATTGACCACCAATTACAATTCTTGCCTGTGTTAACATATCTAACTTAGCTGTCTTCTCTGTTAGAAACTCAGGACAGAATACAATATTAAGACCATATTCATTTCTTAACTTTTCAGTTGTACCAGGAAGTACTGTTGATTTTAAAATAAAAATCTTATCATTGTCTTTTGGAACACAATAAAAGAAATTTTTAATTATCGATAAATCTTGACTACCGTCTTTCTTCATTGGTGTTGGTAAACAAACAAAGATAAACTCCTGTTCTAATGTCTCCCCCAATAAATGAGTTCTTTTAGTCTCATCAATATCAAATATTTTTATGTCCGCTGTAGGGGCGAACGCAAAAGCTTGTGATTCACCCACAAACCCAAAACCTACAATTCCAATTTTATATTTCATTAACGTTATATTATCTTTTTATCAAATATTTTAATTATCTGAGTTTATATGCAACTCTTTAATATCTCTAAACATAAATCTTCCGGTATTTTACTTCTTTCATACGCGTTAGCTCGACCTTGAGTTCCTGTCTTAGATCCACGTGGTGCTGCGACATGACAAGGGTCACCATTCTTACACATCTTACGAGGAACCCATACATCACTGTTAGTCCATATGTCAGTTGGTTTCATTCGTTCATCACCATATTGACAATACGTAACTGTTTGACGTTTCAAATTTTGAACCAAATCCATTTTACGAAGTAATCCTCGTGGGTTTTCCATAAACCAATGTTGGGGTTTATAGTGGTCAATAATCTCCAATGTTTTCTTTACGAGTTCAATACCTAATCGAGCGGTATCGGTGTTAGGGATATAAGCCCCTTTACCACCAGTCCAATGGTGACCGATTGCTGCGACGCTAAATCCTGTACAAGGTGGTGACGCCCATATTACATCTGGTTTAAATGGAACTTTTTTATAATCAAAATCTAATATACTAACCGCGTAGTTGATATCATCAAACTCAATTAGGTCAGAAGAGAAAACTTCCATACCAAGTTTTTCGGCAATCTTTCCAACGGAACGACTACCCGCAAATAATTCTAATACCTTCATAGGTATAATATAATAAAAATAAATGAGAAAAAAAAATGTTAAAGTGCAAACGACTCACCACATCCACAAGTACGGGATGCGTTGGGGTTTATAAATTGGAAACCTTTACCATTGAGTCCGTCTGAAAAATCTAATTCGGTACCATATAGATATAATAAAGATTTCATATCTATTAATATTTGTACTCCCTTATCTTCCGCAAGAGTATCACCTGTTTGTTGGTCGGTATCAAATGAAAGGTCATATGACAATCCACTACACCCACCACCTTTGACCGCCACTCTAACGAATGGGGTTTTGAATCCACTTTCTTCAATTAGTGAATTTAATTTTTTTGCTGCACCCTCTGATACTGTTACCATTATGCATATTTTAAACCAAAGAACTCATAATTTTTATGTACGTATTCTTCTTCACCCGCCTTTATTGCTAAATCTTCATCTTCAAAAATTGCACTAACAGGACATTCAGGGACACATGCACCACAATTGATACAAGTGTCGGGGTTTATGTAAAGTTGTCCACCAGGGAACGAGTCCTTACCTTGTTCACCCACTTCCGAACCTGAACCTTCAATATTTATTGGTCCGTGAATACAATCAACAGGACAAACATTTGAACAGGCTGTATCCATACAATCAACACAACTACTCCCAATAATAAAACTCATAATTAATATTTTTTATACGTGTGAGGCATCAAAGATTATTTCCTCTAATCCTTGTTTCTTCCTATAATTGTTTATTGCGGATTTGATGGCATCCTCAGCCAAAACTGAACAATGAATCTTAACTGGTGGTAGGTTTAGTTCCTCTACCAAATCCATATTGTCAATTGTTAACGCCTCATCAATACTCTTTCCTTTCAACCATTCAGTTGCAACGGATGACGACGCAATCGCTGAACCACATCCAAAAGTTTTGAATTTTGCGTCAATAATGATATTATCCACAACCTCAATTTGTAATCTCATTACATCACCACACTCTGGTGCTCCAACCAATCCAGTACCCACATTTGATTTAGATTTATCTAATGTTCCTACGTTTTTAGGATTTTGGTAATGATTAATTACCTTTTCTGAATACGACATGATATTTGTTTATATGATAAATATCATACTTTTTTTTTAAAAAGGTCTTTTAATTTTTTACCTTCTTTTGTTATTCTACCGTTTTCGTCCATCATCGGAGCTCGATAAAATTCAAATATTGTCCACAATATCAAACCACCAAATACGATTATGAAATAAATCATATAATTAATTTTTTATTTTTTCCAAAATTGGTACCATTTTCTTTTGGGTAATGGTTTACATTCTGAGAATGGGTTGTCACCAAATGATACCTTGTTAATGTATTTTGATGTTAACATATTCAAACATACTTCGTGATATTTTTTAGGAATCTCATCAAAATCTGCTTTAATATCTACTTTTAAATCTATTGGACCTTCGGTTGTGTAAATGGTAAAATATTCATTTAATGTGACAATTGAAGATGCCTTTACATTTATATAATCATTACCAAAATTAAATTCTGTGCTCATTTATTCAAATAAATTTGATTCGTTTTTAATGTGGTCGTGTTCTTTCTGTAATTTAGGATATTTTCTAAATAAACTATCTAAAACTAACTCCTCAACACCAATTTCGTTGGTTAACAAAAATTGAGTTTCGATTAAACTATCAGTTTCTTTTTTTGTTGTGACTTTATATTCATCAAACTGTCTTTGATTTTCGAGAAAGAAAAATAACGTAATAGACAATGTAATTAAACTTAAAACTAATAGACCTCTTATTACTGTTTCGTTTTTCATTAGTCTAAATTTTTAATGTCAGATAATGTTTTTTCCACATCTTCTTCGGAAAGGTAACCAAGTACATCATCTGTAATTGGTGTACTATATGTTATTTCACCATCTTTACCAAAGACGGCAATTTCATATAAACCATTCTTACCTCCGTAAGTATGTTCACCTTTTACAATGCTAGCTCCGTAACCATTTGGAAACTGTACTATACATTGATTTCCTATCCCCATTGGGTGGACTTGGAAGTTTAGTTCTTTGAACACTACCGTGTCGAAGTTGTTCGTTGGCCTTTCTGTTGTTTTCATCTTTTAATTTTTTTACGAATGCTCGTGTTAAATAAAAATTCATAATTAAAATATTTCTTCAGCAATACCTAAGACTTCCGCTAGTCCAAATAATACCGCCGCAATTTTTACATCACCTTGGAAGAGGAAAAAACAAGCACCAAATCTGATGCCTGATTTTACAATACTTATCCAAAAATGACTATTTGATTTTGATTCTTTCGGTTCCATATATCTAATATAATTATTTTTTGTGAGATTTCAAAACTTTTTTAGATTCAATATAATTGTCAATGAAGTTAATTCGTTGACCAATCCAATACATTACATTGACCGTCATAGAGTTACCAATTGCACCCTTAACACTTGAGTATGATGGTTTCTTACCAGCAACTTCGAAGTCTAAATATCCGTCTGGAAATCCTTGAAGTCTTTCAAGTTCTCTTTCAGTGAAGACACGAATTGATTTCTTATCAATCCAATAGTTTGAAGTTGACATTTTACCAAACCCATCGACTAATGTTTGAGCATATGATTTGGTTACCGTACCTGCGAGTTTAATGTGTCCAAGAATATTTTGGGTGTACTCATCCCTCTTGATTCGATTCTTCTCTTCAACGCTTTCAAAACATCCTTCTTCAAATAATACGGAGAATGGGATTTTCCAATTGTTTCCACGATATCCGACAATAAAGATTCTTTTGCGTCGTTGGGGAACTCCGAAGTATTGGCTGTCGAAAACCCGATAAGCGATGGAGTATTCTTCTCCTTGGACAACACCTTGTTTGTCGAGGTCTTCGGCTTTGAAGTTAGTACCAATGAAAGAGGAGATGATTTTACACAATGCTTTTCTGTGTTTTCCTTTAAAAACCCCTTCGACATTTTCCCAAATGAACCATCTTGGTCGTTTTTCTTTAAGAATTTCTCCATACTTAAGGGAGAGTTGACCACGGATATCATCCATTCCTTTGTTGAGTCCTGCATCGGAAAAAGATTGACAAGGCGTTCCTCCGACCAATAAGTCGAAGTTGATGTTTTTGTAGGCTGCATAGTTGTTTAGTTTAGTTAGATCTGAAAATAATGGAACGTTTGGGTAGTGATGTGATAAAACTTTTTGTGGGAAAGATGCGAAGTCACATAAACCTTCACATTCCCAACCTAATGGTGACCAAGCTACCGTAGCCGCTTCGATTCCACTACATACTGAGAAATACTTCATATGTTATTTTGTTTAGTAGTTTAACAACAAGACAAATTTAAGAAGTAATTTGTGAAATACAAAAATATTTTAGGATATTTTTTTTAACATATATAACTAATTATAAATCAATTAGTTATATACTCATATTTTTCTTTTTTCCACTCTAAATGTGAGTATTTTTTGAACCTATTTGATAATATAATAGTTGCATCGTCGAATATATTATCAACCGCCGTGTTGGCCTTACCATATGATTGAATCATATTCCCTTTTCGATATTGTAAGTTAATTTTTTTTCTATTATATTGTAACGAAACAAAAATATAAATTGCTCCGTGTGGGAATTGTTTGGACATACAATTTTTCATTGAGTATCCTTCTATTCTAAACTCATCTTCGGTTAATAACACCTTTGGTTTAAATGTGTTCCCGTTGACACAAATATCTTTTTCAATGTCATTGATTACTTCTTCAGGAATTAAGTACTTAACTTTATAACCTCTAGCAAAGTGTAATTTATATCCTGACCACACTTCCATAGTGTTTTCAAAATCATTATCGTTTCTTGCTTTAAATTTTAATGTTAGTCCTCTTTTCTCCAAAAGTTCCCTAACACTAAACAACTTATTTAATGAATAAATTAATGAATCGGTTTTAAGTGTGTCAGTTTCCCATTTGTTAATCATCTTAACCATACATTGTTTCTCCGACTCATTCTTCAGTTCATGAGTTTTTTTGTTTGGTGGTGTGTCGTAGCAATGTGACTCCCAATTAAATTCTTTTATGTAATTGATATATTCTGAACCAAATAATTTACAGATGTAATTTAGTGATGCAATTTGTATTGGTCTACCCCAGTTCTTACTTAGTTCACTCACCAAGTATCTTGATTTAATACCATAGGAATCCAATACCGCCGGTAGGAATTTGTATTCGTTTTTCTCCAACCATTTCTTTTTAGGGTATTCTTGTTGAATGTCGTAATAAATTCCATCGTGACCTTTAATTCCTTTAATGTCTAAATGATAGTCAACTAATAAATCGTATATTGTATTTATTGTTGGTTTTAATTTGTAATTTTTTGATTGGAAGAATGGTGATTTAAATTTGGGTTGTAATAATATAATAAAGAAGTCTTCTAATTTTAATAAGGCTCTTTCAAACTTGACTCCCCAATAACCTTTTCTTTTTTCACCTCGAAGAATACCATTCTCAATTAAATTGAATACGGTGCTAAAATCGTTTTTACGATTAACCGTACTATTTCTGTATATTTTATCGTTAGTTAAACCTTCATTAATGATTTTATATGATGTATTAATATCTCCATTGATTGTATTAATTACAATTATATGTTCAAATGTAATATGTTTTTTAGTTCCGTATCTATCGTAATCAAATTCGTACACACTTTGAAATAATAAATCCAATCCGTTTACATATAATTTTAAATCACATACAGACCAGGCCAATACTCTATTTCTTTCTTTCTTTTCTTGAGTGTATCTAAATAATAAATCCATATATAAAATATATATGGATTTAACGAAATTGTGTAGTTAAAAATGATTATTCGGTTGGAATAGTCTATCGAATAAATGGTCGGGTTTGACTTCTTGTTTCTCAGGTATAACCTCAACACCATTTATTTTAACGGGAACTTTTTTCTTTTCTAACGAATGTAAAATACTAAGACGCCCATACTTTGTCATTTTGTGTTTTAGTTCTTCAATCGCTAACATCATATCGGCCGGTGGTTGTTTATTACAAAAGTGTCTGGCTTGAATTAGTGAACCATCTTGACAATGGAATTCACACGTGACTCTATCTTGTTTATCTTCAGTTCTTAATGATACTATTATTGATTTCTCTTTGTCAGAATACGAAGCAACGCAGTGATGCATAAATTTTCCCTCTTCATCATATTCTTCTTCACGTTTTAGGATGTGTGGGTAAAATGTTATATCACCAAACTTACCATCACCCAAATCAATCTTTAAGTCTATTGGTTTTTCTACATCATTAACCATCGCATCAGCAAATTTATATTCAATTACCCATCCTTTTTTTATGAAGGATATCATCTTAGATAATTCCATATGTTCATTGTGAAATTCATTATAGGTTTTTGATTTCAAATGTAATGAACTATCATATTTACGTAGTTTTTTAATCATATTAAAATGATCATATAACTCATCAATGAATCTCGATTTAATTGGTGTTTCTCGTTGGTTTAATACTACATCAATTCCCCTTTCTGATTTAACATTGTTTATGATTTTAACTATATTTTCTTTTTCTATGTTGGTTATTTCAAAATCGTTATTTTTAGTTTCTTTTGCAAAATTAAATTTACTTGGACCAATCGGTTGTTGGTCACTATATGACATATTTTTAAAATGTATACGGTCAATACTTCCAATGTATTTTGAAAAATTATCACCAAAGAAATAACATAAACGAGCCAATGTGTGTATGTCTAATTTAGCGTTGTCGTGCATAATCTTAATTGTAATTTTAGATTTAATTTGAAACATATCTAAAATTGAAGCAACAAGTTTTCTTTCGTTCTTTTTTAGGAACTTCTCGGTTGGGTAGAAATGTGCAATCCAATATTCATAGTGATTAGAAACTTTAATTTTCTTCAATTCCACAAAACGTTCTAACATCAATTGTGTAAACCATTTACCATTAAAAACAAAATTCTGATTAAGTTTAAATGTTTTATCTATTTCAAAAACAAACTCAGAATTATTAAATGTTTTATTATAGTCATCAATTAAAATGGATTTATCGTCTAACGGTTTTCTCATATCCAAAATACCACCTGACTTAAACATTTGTACTAAAAATGAAATACTATTTGTTCTAAATAATTGAGTTTTTTTCTTGGAGGTCTTGTCCATATTAAGTGTGGTAAAATTACCATTAACCGTATTAAAAGTAATGGATTGAACACTCGTACTTTTTCTAAAATAAACACTATTAAATGGTCGATGACTATAATGTCGATATACTTTAATTGTTACCTTATCCCCGTGTCTTCTAATTGAACGTTCAATTGTGTTAATGGTTATTTCACTGAAAGGATTACCATAATGTCTTTTAATGTGTCTATCATCTCTTGTTTGAAAGTTATTGATGGCGTAGTTAATGGTTGTTTGTTCATTTACACCAGGTACACCATAAAAAAAACGAGTTCTCCTCTTCCCCATTTTTTCAGGAAACTCAACTATACGACCAATTTTTGGTTTATTAAAATCCTCAAAAAAGATATTAAATTCATTGATTGGGGTGGTCACTCTTGGTTCGTCTTCTTCACCATCAAACACATCTAAATCAACGGCCATAGAATTCAAGGATTTTTTCTTATCTGTTAATTTAGAATAATCCTTGAAAAGTGTGATGGTTGCATAGTTGAATCTTTGGGTTAGAATATCTTCCATAATAAAGTTCATAGTTAGAAAACAAATATACGAATAAAATTACTAATATACGTATTTATATAAAAATATATATACTATGGCAAAAGCTAAATCCTCTGTAACATCTAGAAAGGTAAGTTTTGGTAAAAGAAAGAAGGGAAAGTACAAGAAAAGTTACGGTCCTAAGTGTCAAAAACCAAAGAAATACGTAGGTCAGGGACGTTAATCTAAACGACCCGCACCTTTGTAATCCCTAAGATAACGGGGTTCGGATAAACTACTTATCTTGACCCCTTCTTTTCTATTTGCGGCGTGTGCAAATGTACCATTTCCTAAGTATAGTCCACAATGCCAACCACTTGGACTTATAGTACTTCTAAAGAATACTATATCACCAGTTGTCAAACTATCCTTTATTACTCTTTTAGTTTCTTTCCATTGTTCGGCACAGTTATTACCTAATTTTCTACCGTACACGTCCCAATATAATTTTTTGGTGTATTGGGAACAATCGATACCTTTTTTAGTACTTCCTCCTAATTTATATTTAACACCGTACCATCCCATAACAAAAGTTGGTAATGGTGTTAGTTTTAGTGGATTATGTTTATTATAATCGACATAATCCCTAATTTGATTTTGACCCATAGATGACATAACTGTTAATGTCATTATGATACTAAGTGTAAATTTCTTCATATTAATTTGATAAAGGTGCCTTTATTGTTGGGTGACACTCATACCCATCTATAATAAATTGGTGTGGTTGTGATTTTTTTGTGTGGTCTTCAAACGTATCCAAATGGTGTTCAAAATGTGCCAATTGTATTGGACTAAATCCCAACGTTGGTAACTTTTTAAATGGTTCTCTACTGATTTGTTCCTTCGCTTGTTCGATGTGGTTTGAATATAAATGTACATCTCCCAAATTACCAATCAAATCTTCGGGTACCATATTAACTTCTTTAGCAATAATTTCTAATAACAAACCATATGATGCAATGTTAAACGGTAAACCTAAGAATGTATCGACTGATCTTTGATTCCACATTAACGAAATTGCTCGTTTAGGTACCGGATATAATTCATCAATTTCTTCGTGGTCTACCCTATAAAAATCAAATGGTTCAAATAGGTTTTTATATGTTTTAGATGCTAAATCCAATCGTTCACTTATACTCAACTCTCTTGTATAAACTTGGAACCCATAATGACAAGGTGGAAGAACTGAGTGTTGGTTATAACCAGGATGCCAAGCGGTAACCATTAATCTTCTACTATCTGAATTTGTTTTTAAATCATCAATTAGGTTTTGTATTTGGTCAATACCACCGTAACTATCCTCATCAAACTTTCTCCACATCCTTCCATAGATTGGCCCTAGTTCACCCCACTTATTTGCAAATGTATCATCAGTTTTAATCTTCTCAATAAAGTTTTCCTTTGTGAGTTGGGTCTCGTTACCAAACCATTCGGTCATATTTTTTTGATAGTTTTTATAAGCATCTCCATCCCAAATATGACATCCATTATCTACAAGGTATTTTATATTTGTGTCTCCACGAAGAAACCATAACAATTCAGTTACCATTGTTTTCCAAGCGATTTTCTTTGTTGTGAGTAATGGAAACCCTTGTGACATCTTATGTTTAATTTGACGACCAAATACCGATATTGTTCCCGTACCTGTTCTATCTGTTTTAACAACTCCGTTATCTAAAATGTCTTGTAATAATTCTTGATACTTACTGTCTAATGTATTCATACTTACCATTTTGGTGCTTCTAACCTTTTTATGTTATCTTGTTCGTCTTGTCTATTAAAAATTTCTTTATGAGATAAAATTCTGTGAAACTCTCTATATGATTGTGGTTGGTAATTTTTTAAATGGTCAAGTCCATATTCATACTCAAATAAAATTTCAGAATATCTTTTTTCTTTAGAATCAAATCCATCTGATTGCATTTTCAAATCCATTTGTAATTCATTAATGACATTTTGTAATGAATCTTCTTTACAGATTGTTGTTGTCACGACGGGTGTGGGTTTGTCATTGAAGTAGATTAATGACAAAATAAAACCAAATAGAAACACGAATGCACCAATTATCAATACACTTCTATCTTTGTTTTCCATAATATTTTATTGTTTATTTGCTTCTTGTATTTGTACCCCAATCATATATGTTAACCATCTAATGGTTAATCCCCAAGAGGGTGATGTCACACCAGTCTCAAGGAATTCCGTTTTATTATAAAAGAAAACAATTGTTGGTATTAAAAACCAATGATGTTTTTTCTTATAGATAAAAAAATCTTTGTAATATGTTTTCTTCATTTTTATTCGGTTATTGTTGTTGAATAGTCTCCTACCTCAATTGTTAATGAGTCAATTCCACCATCAAATTCGTAGAATGAATCATTAATATCACCTTGATTGTACATATCCCATTCACTTGGTGCCTCATCTTGTTCTTCTTCAGTTAATGGTACGTCCCATTCAGTATCTTGAAATGAATTATTACCGTCTCTTGTTTCAAGTAATTCTAATCCACTGAAGTCCTTGTCACTCATATCACTTATGTTTTTGTTTTTTAGTAATTTAACTAATTCAAAAACATCCATCTCAGTTGTTTTTAATTCCCCACTTCTCCAATTGGTAATCATTGTGGTTGAGTAACTTTTTCCCTCCCATTCACCAGACACATAACACGTTTCACTTAAACATCTTTTACCAAATGTTAATGTGATAGTTAAACTATCATTGTTCATGTAATCCTTTAAATCTCTGATGATTTTAGGATATTGGGTTGGTTTTTTTGACATATCATTTCTTTTTAGGTTTTCTAATATAGTCCAATACAATATTAAATGACCCAAGACTAATAATTCCCCACCCAAAGTATTTTACCAATTCGGGGTCCGCACCTTTAAGACCATACTTCTCAATAAGGAGTCCGGTCAGTATCATCATTATGTATACTATCTCCCTGATTTTTATTTGCATTTTGTTTTAATTTATTTAAACATTTATATAAAGCACTTGCTTCCATTAAATTGAACATACTGTTGTGTAAACCAAACTCAATTGATTTTTCTAAAACCAATATTGCTTGTTTATCATCCATAGTATTAACGAAATTATCAAAATCTTCCGTATCTTCGAATTCTATTAAACCACCAAATATTCTTTCCATATTCAAATATAATAAATTATTTTAAAAAAATCAAATAATTATAGATATGTCAGTACACATTAACAACAAAACTTTTAACGCCGAATATCTATCATCACCCGAAGAAATTGAAAGGGGTATGATGGGTAGAAATTCTTTAGACGGTTGTATGGTTTTTAAAATGGGAAAAGGCCATCATTCATTTTGGATGAAAAATTGTCTAATCCCACTTGATATTATTTTTGTACTTAACAACCGTATCAATCGTATTCATTCAAATTGTCCCGTTGAAGATTCACATAGGATGACTCTACCTCGTTACACCGGTATTGGTGACCACGTAATAGAATTTCCTGCGGGCTCTACAGAGGGTTGGAAAGTGGGAGATCGTGTTGCAATGTATCTTGGGTCTCCTCAGAATCCTGTTCGATAGGACTATCATACTTCACTCTTGGTTTAACCTTCTCAAATACCCAAAAATATGAATGATATTTACGTGCGTGTTCTTGTTTGGTCCACTTAGTACCAAAACTATTAATACGAACGTTAGATGTTAAGATGAACAAGTCCCTTGGATAGAATCCTAATTCCTGAGCCATATTCATAACCATAACGTGAGAGAAGTGGTTCTTACCGCCAGATACCGTATCTTGACATTTAAAGACCACGTAACCACCTTTTTCACAAACTCGGTACAATTCCTTCAATGTGTTGTAATAATGGTTTTTTAGGTGGTTATATGACTCATAACCCTCAAATCTCTTTGCAATGATTGAGCTACCTTCTTTGTTGTCACGATAAGATTTACCTGCAATAACAAAAGGTGGGTCAAACATAATACTTCTCATTGTTCCGTCAGCAAACGATAAATTTTCTGAACTACATTCCACAACCGTATCGTTAACTGGATAAATGTCAGATTTATTAACCGGCGATGGTAAATCCTTCCAAAAATTACCCTTTGAATACGTACAATCTAAATCGAATCTTTCAATATTGTATAGGAACATAATGCTTTTGATAGCTTCGTAATTTGAAGTGTAGACACTTTTAATAGGTTTAAAGTCTTTTTCCATTTGTTTTTTAATTTATTTTATGTATATTTAAAAATATAGGAAATAAAAATCAATAAACCAAAATATTTATATAAAAACATACAACTATGGGATGCGGATGTAAAAAAAAGGCAGCAAGTTTGAATGAACCAATCAAACAACCAACAAATATTCAAGTAACTATTGACCAAACAGAAGTTTCGGGTCAAACACCAACTTTAAATGAACAACAACAACAAACTGTTGATAGTATCATTGATAAGTTAAGACAAATAAACCAATAGTACCGAGTCGTGTATATTAAACGTATACACGATTTTTTATATTATATATTTATATAAGAATATATATAAAACAATATGAAAGTAGACAAAAAATTAACAAGTGTTCACATTTTAGAGAACATTTACAAAAAATTCAAGGTTGAAGCAATTGATGGTAATATTAATTTACAAAAATTTGTAAATAGATCATTAGACCTTTATGTTAAAGATTCATCCTTCAAGGAAAAAATAAACGGTTACACCGATTTGTCGGTAAGTGGTTCAAAATATTAAAATGTCAAAGAAAAGAATATTATTATTATCTGATGATTTAAGAATGACCTCTGGTATTTCAACTATGTCAAAAGAATTTGTATTAGGTACAATTGATAAATTTGATTGGATTCAATTAGGTGCGGGTATTAATCACCCTGAGGTGGGTAAATACGTTGATTGTAGTTCTGACACGAGGGAAAGAACGGGAGTTAAAGATGCAAATTTAACCATCATACCATATAATTCATATGGTGATATTGGTATAATAAGGAAAATATTATCTGAATTTAAAATAGATGCTATTTTACATTTTACCGACCCTCACTATTGGCAATGGTTATACGATAATGAACACGAAATTAGACAACAGGTCCCAATTTTATATTATCACATATGGGATAATTTACCTGACCCATTATTCAATAAAAATTATTATGAGTGTTGTGATTGGTTAGGTTGTATTTCTAAATTAACCTATGGTAT